AAGTCTGCCGACACAATGGGTCGTGCAATGGTCAAGAAGGCCGGTGGCGGTAAGTGCTACGCTTCAGGTGGCTCAGTCTCCTCTGCCTCTAAGCGTGCCGATGGTTGCGCTGTAAAGGGTAAGACCAAGGGCAAGATGCTGGCTCGTGGCGGCTCCGCTAAAATGCGCGGTCGTGACAGCTACGGTGGCGCTAACTTCAAAAAAGGCGGCTCCTGCTAATGCGCGCTTGTCGGGGTATGGGGGATATAAACCCTTCCAAAATGCCGGGGGCGAAGACAATTCGCCGTAAGGATAACCCTGATGAGGTGACTGTTTACGCTAAAGGTGGTAAGGTCGGCTTGTACGACAACATCAACGCGAAGCGTAAACGCATTGCTGCGGGGTCTGGCGAAAAGATGCGGAAGGTAGGGGCTAAAGGCGCTCCTACCAAGGAGGCTTTTGTTAAGTCTGCAAAAACCGCAAAGATGGCTAAAGGCGGTAAGTTTATCCAAGAGGCGATCAAGAAGCCCGGTGCATTGCACGAGCAGATGGGTATCCCTAAGGGTAAGAAAATCCCAGCCAAGGCTCTTGCTAAAGCGGCGAAAGCGCCCGGTAAACTAGGCCAGCGTGCACGGTTTGCTCAGGTGCTGAAGGGCTTTAAGAAAGGTAAGTAAGTGACGACATCCGGCACCACATCGTTCAATCTTGACCTGAATGAACTGTTCGAAGAAGCCTTTGAACGGTGCGGTGCGGAACTGCGCACGGGCTACGACTTCCGCACGGCGCGGCGTAGCCTCAACTTGCTTACCATTGAGTGGGCAAATAGGGGTATTAACCTCTGGACGCTTGAGCAGGGCGCTATCGAAATGGTGCAGGGGCAGATTACGTATCCGCTTCCCGTTGATACCATTGACCTGTTTGACCACGTTATCCGCACTCAGACGGGCCAAGCGCAAACGGACATCAACATTAACCGCATCAGCGCGGATACATACCTCACGATCCCGAACAAGAACGCTCAAGGTCGTCCTATTCAGGTGTGGATCAACCGTCAGTCAGGTGCAACCTATCCGGTGGGTGGGCAGCCTGCGGGTACTAATCCAATCACAGGTGTCGATCACCCGTCAATTAACGTGTGGCCCGCTCCGGATCAGAATAACTATTACACGTTCGTATATTTCCGCCTTCGTCGCCTCCAAGACGCAGGTTCGGGTACGACGACGCAGGACATTCCGTTCCGTATGCTACCGCCGCTTGTGGCCGGTTTGGCGTACTATATGTCGCTCAAAATCCCCGGGGCACTGGAGCGTTCGCCAATGCTCAAAGCCATGTATGATGAGTCATGGCAGGAAGCTGCCGACGAAGACCGTGAAAAAGCACCGCTGCGTCTCGCGCCGCGTCAGATGTTCTACTAAGGAGATAACGTGCCTAATCGGTTTGCCTCTGGTAAATACGCGATTTCGCAGTGTGACCGCTGCGGCTTTCGCTATAAGCTGAAGGAACTGAAGTCGCTCGTCATTAAGACGAAGAACATAAATATTTTAGTCTGCCCCACTTGCTGGGAACCAGATCAGCCGCAGCTTCAACTTGGCATGTATCCGGTGGACGATCCACAGGCTATTCGCAATCCACGCCCCGATACAACCTATTGGCAAGCCGGTTTGACAGGATTGCGCACTCAGCCGCTTACCCAGCCAACTGAGGATGTTGACGCATTTGGTACGCCTTCAGGGGGTAGCCGCGTCATTCATTGGGGGTGGGACCCAGTAGGCTTTCAAAACCCCTTGGGTTTATGGGGTCTTCCTGATACACTAGTAGCAAGTGGGCAGGTTGGTACAGTAACTATTCAAACGACGGAGAATTGACATGGCTAAGGGTGGCAAGACTAACGAGCAAATGCTAAAGCTCGGACGTAACCTCGCTAAAGTGGCAAACCAAAAGAGCGGCAAGAAGCCGATCAAGGATATGGGTAAGGTGGTGAAAAATGGCTGAATATAAGCAACCAAAACCGGCGCATAACCCGTTAGGTAATAACGGCTACCCGAATAATGTCCCTAACACCCAGACCGTGAAGACTCGCGGGACCGGTGCGGCGACCAAGGGCACGCATAGCAGCAAGAAACTCGGCTAATGAACTACGATCAACTCGTCGAAACCATTAAGGGTTACACCGAAAACGACTTTCCGGATACCGCTGGTTCCGGGGGTATGACTTCGACTGAGCAGATTAATACGTTCATTATAAACGCCGAAGAACGCGTATTTAACGCAGTTCAGCTTCTTGACCTCCGTAAGAACGTGACGGGTAACGTCACAGCGGGGAATAAGTACCTTTCGGTGCCTTCCGATTGGCTTGCCAACTTTTCGCTGGCTGCCATTGATCCGATCACAGGTGACTACGAGTTCCTCCTCAACAAGGATGTGAGCTATATTCGGGCTGCGTATCCGTCGCCTACCGATCTCGGTAAGCCGCTGTATTACGCCTTTTTTGACGTGGACTCGTACATCCTCGGGCCGACGCCTGATGCGAACTATGAGATGGAACTCCATTACTTCTACTACCCGCAATCCATCACGGAAGCGGGGACGTCGTGGTTAGGTGATAACTTTGAAAGTGTCCTACTTTACGGCTCGCTGTTAGAAGCGTATACGTTCATGAAAGGCGAAGCTGACGTTATTGCGCAATACCAAAGACGGTATGACGAAGCGTTGGCGATGCTCAAGCAACTTGGCGAGGGTAAGAACCGTCAGGATATGTATCGGACCCCACAAGTCCGGTACCCAGTGAGGTAAGATGATGGAATCTGTAGGTACAATGTTGGGCGGCGACGTGATGGTGGTAACCACCGAAGGGCGTGGTTTTACGCCTGAAGAAATCGCTGAGCGCGCTCTCGATAAGATTATCTATGTCGGGGGCAATGCGCATCCGGCTATTAGGGACCAAGCGGAGGCGTTCAAGGACTCCATCCGTCAGGTACTCGTTCATTATATGAATGAAGCGGTTCGGTCCCATAACGTGACTCTGGTAAATAAGTTCCATCGGGCCGGACACCCAGAGTTTATCCCTATTTTGGACAGTTAAGGAGGCCATAATGGCAATTACTCAAGCAATGACTACGTCGTTCAAAGCCCAACTTATGCTGGGTGTACACGATTTCCGCCCTACGGGCGACACAGGTGCGGACACTTTCAAGCTCGCGTTGTATTCGTCTACTGCTTCGCTTGACGCGAACACCACGGCGTATACCTCGTCGAACGAAGTTTCGTCGTCGGGCACAAACTACACGGCAGGTGGCGGTTCGCTGACTAACCTTGGCATGACAGCAGTTAACACGAACTCGGAAACGGGTACGGGCTTCGTTGACTTTGGTGACCTTACCTTTGCTAACGCGACCATCACGGCTCGCGGCGCTTTGATCTATAACACCACACCTTCGGCTAACTCGAACGCCAACACGGCTTTGACAAACGCTGCGGTTGCGGTGCTGGACTTTGGCTCGGATAAGACGGCGACGAACGGTGACTTCACAATCATCTTCCCGACGGCTACCAATACCACGGCAATTATCCGGATCGCTTAATGATCGAAGAACTTATCAGCCGAGTGTTTTATGCCCGCAACGTGGCGCATTTCGAACATTGGACAGCCAATGGGGTCGGTGCGTATTCGCGGCATAAAGCGCTCGGCAAGTTCTACGATGAAGTAATTGACGCTATCGACAATCTTGTCGAGGCATATCAGGGTGCATTTGAGTTGGTTGGTGCTATAAAGGCTCCGAAAACCAAGGCAGATGACATCCTGCTTATTTTGATCGAAGACGCTGCGTGGATCGAGAAAAACCATGAGGCTATCTGCAAGGGCAACCGAGCGGTAGCCAACCTCGTTGACGGGGTGACGGAAGTTTATCTCACTACGATCTACAAGCTCCGTAACCTGATGTGAGGTAGGTAGATGGCTCTCGTTCTCGCGGATCGCGTAAAAGATACGACCACTACAACTGGTACAGGGTCAGTCACGCTTAGTGGCTCGCCCCCTGCTGGTTTTCAGTCGTTTGGCGCGGCTATTGGCAACGGCAACACCACCTACTACACCATCTCGGGCGGTAGTGAGTGGGAAGTCGGTATCGGCACCTACAACAGCACAGGGGTGGTTCTTAACCGCGACACGGTGCTTTCTTCCAGCAATGGTGGTAGCCTTGTCAACTTCTCGACTGGAACCAAGGACGTCTTCGTCACTTATCCGGCTGAACGGTCAGTAAATGAGGACGCGACTGGTAACGTCAACATCGACATTACTGGTAACGCGACAACTGCTACGCGGGCTACTAACCTAGCTGCCGGTGCTGCGGGTTCTGTGCCTTACCAGACTGCTGCTAATACCACGGCATTTGTCGCTACGGCTTCCGGTGTTCTTGTTGGCGGCACAACGCCTTCCTTCTCGACGACGCCGACCCTTACAGGTACCAACTTCACGGGCATTCCGAACGCTGCGTTGACCAACAATTCGGTCACTGTCGGTACGACGGCTATTGCCCTTGGTGCTACGTCGCTCACGCTTGCTGGCCTGACCTCGGTCACGCTGACCCAAGACCCCACATTGGATTTACAGGCGGCAACCAAGCAGTACGTAGATACTCAGGTGTCCGCTGGTATTCACTTCCACCAGCCGGTGCGGGTCGAAAGCCCCACCAACCTGAACGCGACTTACAACAACGGGACTGCTGGGGTCGGCGCAACGCTGACCAATGCTGGCACTCAAGCTGCGCTGGTTCTTGACGGCGTGACGCTCAGTGTCGCTGACCGCGTCCTGATTTACACGCAGACCACGCAGACACAGAACGGCATCTACGTTGTGACAACCGTAGGTTCTGGTTCAACAAACTGGGTGCTGACACGCTCCAGTGACGCAAACACTTACGTCAGTGCTAGCCCAAATGGCCTGAGCGAAGGCTCGACTGTTTTTGTCCAAGAGGGCACAACCGGCGCAGGCGAGACCTATACCTGCAATACTCCGGGTACGATTACGTTTGGCACGACAAACATCACATTTGCGCAGATTTCATCGGCTCAGATTTACTCGGCAGGTACTGGCCTCACCCTTACGGGCACGCAGTTCAGCCTGACAAATCCTGTAGCTACGACGCTAGGTGGCACGGGTCTGGCGACGTTTGGCGCGGCTAACCGGGCTATTTACTCGTCTGGTACGACTACGCTGACTGCTGGCACGCTCCCGCATGAAGCCGGTGGTACGGGCTTTACCTCCTACACTGAC